AGGAAACCGTCACGCCGCCGGTTGGACGAATCACCGTCGATCCGCTGGCGGCTATGTCCGCCGTGGCTCCATTGATCAAAAGCCCAGTTAGTTCATTGATCCCCGGAGACGCGTCATAGGCCACCTGATACAGGCGACTCCAAAGCAGCGGTGTTCCGAGAGGAAGCGTTTGGATATAGGCTGTCACCGCTGAGACGATAAGCGCCGCCACCGCGCTATGCGTATAGCCGGTGAGCACCGTCGCCGTCATTGACACGGATACGCTCGTCAGCGTCGGCCCGAATACCCCAAATCGTATTCCGGCGGCTCGGGCCAGCGTATCAATCGCGGCGGTGACTTCATTAATCAATGTGGATGACGGGTTTCCCGTCCCGTCGTCGATCACGACATAAAGATAACCATTGTCCGGGTTTCCGTTTGGATCGACGTTCTCATTGACCTTGATCGTCAGGCCAGCCTGAACGCCTTCGGCCGCCGTCTCAATCGCAGTGACAGTCCCGCTCGCCAGCGATGCGATGAACTGTTGAAAACGGATGCGAAGCGCTGGATCGGTTTCGGCATTAACGCCGCCGGTCGCAGCGGATGCGTTGGTGGTCGTGTCAAAACCAGAAATCGGCGCTAAGACGACAGTGATCGTATTGGCCAGCACATTGGACGCGGCGCCCCCCGTGATAGCCTGAACCGGGATTATGATGCTCGCGGTGTTGGCTGGGCGCAGATAGGCGTTGGCCGCCACGTTCCAATAGGCGTTCGACGTATCCAGCGTGACAGCGAAGGTCTGAGTCCCGTCGCCCGTCTGGACCTGGAAGCCAACCGGGATTGTCGCACTCGCGGATGGGGATAAGCTTGTGAACGTCTGGAGTGTGTGAGCCCCAACGGCGGGATCGCGCGTAAGCCCAAAATCACCGACGAAGCTATCAAGGTCTGGACCGTTCGATGTCGCTGCCCTGGTGACCGCTAAGAGTTGTAGCACGAGGCTTTGCAGGAAAAGCGCGACCGAACCATCCGCCTCATCAACCGCGAGAAGGATTGAACCTTCCGTGAAGTCCACCAATGGTGTCGATTGCGCTTGCACGACGGCGGCCCAATTCGCGATCAGGGCGGCGAAATTCTGGGTCGCGATCGTCATCGGGTCATTCCGCCAGGTCGAAGGACAGGCTCGCCTGCTGGCCTGTGTAGGCATCCTGGTATTGAATATTGATTGCCACCTGGCTGAGATTGGACGCCAGCGGTGTGACAGTGACGACGGCTGAACCGGGCTGAACCACGGCCTCAAGCGCCATTTGGGCCAAAATCAAACCCCTCAGTTCGTCGGCATTTTGGATCGTGCCGATTTTCTGACGAAGGCCCGCGCCGTAGTCGAGATGCCAAATATAGTCCCCTGGATTGGTCAGGAGGCGGCGCAAAACACGCTGCTCGCCGAGCGTCGTGCCGTCCACGGTCGCCAGATCGCCCGTCGCAGAGGCGAATAGGTCGGTATCCCATTCATGGAAAATATCGGGCATTAGGTCGCCTTTGTCATGGTCGATGACGCTTGAATCACCCCACCAACGACTGGATCGCCATCCAACGCGACTTTCTTGCCGCCGGGGGCGCCGATCTGGGTTTCGCCTGTGAGGATGATCATCGGCGCCGTAACGGTCAGCGCGGCGGTCGTGGTGATTTCTCCCGATCCATCATTGTGGAATTTCCAGCCAGAGCCCTGCTCATTGATGAACCACGATTCACCAGCCGGGACATTCGGAGGGGGATCTTGGTCGCTATAGAATCGAAGGCCGATCACACCCGCCTCATGCACACCCTCAAGAAACCGCACCTCGACCTGATCGCCGATGTTTGGTGCGAAGACGAGCCCGCAATTCACGCCGACGCGCGCCGATCCGATCGGAAGCCATCCGCTCAACGTGTCATCGGGCTGGAATTTGACCTTCGCGGTATGGGTCACCGGGTCATAGCTATCGACGATGCCCATGCGAACGGTCGCGATGTTTTGCATCATCAACGCGACTTCGCGACGCACAGCGTTGAGAATTTGGCGCATCATGAGGTGATCACCGTAACTGGTGAGTGGTTCTTGCCCTTAATCGTCATCTTGAAGCCGCCATCAAACTCCATAGATCGGTCGATCGTGTCTACCCAATAGGTCTGATCGTAACTGGTCTGGGTTCCACTCAAGGCGATCTGAGAGCGCGCCGTGGTGGTCAGATCAGCCGGCAATCCGAGTTCGATCGAGCGCTCATGGCGGCTGATTTCTTCCAACTTGGCTTGCGCGAGCGCATCAGCTTGAGCTTTCGTCTTTCCGGGACCACGAAGGATGTAGAGTTGTGACCTTGCCTTGCCTGTGCTGCGTCCCTGTTTGGTGGCTTTGGCAGTTGCGGTCAGAGCGACTTTGCCCTTGTGATTCCACGAAGAGACTTGCACCGAAACATCGCCCGCCAAGGTCAATTCTCGGCCGCAAACGAGGCTAATAAAATTGCCGCTTGCCACACTCGCGGATGTCGGCGGCGTGTAGATGATCGGAACAGGCGTTCCATAGGTTTGGCTGGCCGGGTGAAAATGGACCGTCGTCCCGGTCATCCATATCGCATATCCTTCCTGCTTCGCCAGAAAGGTCAGCAAATCCCATTCCGTCTTTTCATCGGTCAATCGGTTGTAATTGCTGGAATAATACTGCCCAGTCTTGGCGGACGTGGCCGTTACGTCAGCCGTGAAACCATGACCGGCGGCCAACTTTTGCACGACCTGAGACGACGTTTGGTTCATGAAGTTGGCCGTCGTCTTGGCGTCTAGGAACGACGCTGTATTATCTCGACCGTCGAGAATGATCGTGCCGCCGACGAAATCGTCTCGAACCTTATCGACCACGCCGGTTAACATGCTCGTCCAGCTCTTGCCATCGAGCGAGAAGCGGATTTCAGCCGTGATGGTTGTCAGATTGGAAATATCGGCCCGCTGAAGTCCCTTTGGAAGCGACGCTACGGCGACATCGGCTTTGAACGTGTCGGCCTCGTAATTGTTATTGCTGCTGATTGATAGCGATTTCCACGGCACTTGCACGCCGTTGAGCAAAAGGATGCCGCCAACTTGGCGCACGAGGCTGATCATGACGATCCCATCACCCCGCCATTGCTTGGACCGATCGGCGGGATTTTCAGGGTCAGCGGACCAACCACGAACGGGTCAGAAAGCCCGTTCAATTGGGCGATTCGATACCACTGGGTCGCATCAAGCAGATATTGAGCCGCGAGCTGATAGAGGTTCGCCCCGTTTACATTGACTGTCTGGACCGGCGCCGCCGTGACGACATTAGCCATGGTTTATCCCGTCGCCTGAGCTAGGTTCTTTTTCACCCGGCTAACCAATGACAGGATTTGCTGAACCGAGGCTTGCTGCGTGATCAGCGACGTTTGGCCGATGAATGTCGCGATGCTCGTCGGTGCGAACTGGCCGGCGACGACGCCGGCGACTGATGAGCCGGTTAATGTCACCGCATCCATCGCCGTTTGGACAGCGCCTATCGCAGAGAACGCCTGTTGGGCCGCCGTGGCCACCGGCCCCAAAGATTGAAGCGAAGCGCCCTGGAGTGTCCCCACGGCGCTGACTGCGCTCTGTAGGGCCGCTATGGGGTTGCTGATATTGCCGGGCAATCCGGCGAGCGTGGATGCAATCGCCGATGTCAGGCCAGCACTCCCGACCGGCAGAGTGATCGGCGACAATCCGGCCGCGATCGTGGTCGCGTTGGTCACGTCGCCATCAACCAGATCGTCGAGTGTCGCTTTGCTTGACGCGACCGCAGGAGATGAGGAAACCACCTCAAGCGAGATCGAATAGGGAATTTGGTAGGTTCGCTGATAATCGGGCGAAAATTCAGCGACCAAAACTAGATATGAGAAATTATCCCAGGTCAGCGCGACCTGCTGGCCGCTAGCCCGCATCTGGTCAATCGTTTGAGCGCGAGTGAGGGCGTTCGCGCCTTGGAAGCGTCCCGCCCATGTGATCGGCCGATCGTCGCGGCCGAGCGCGTCAATCACCCGCGCGCCCCCAAGCATCTTATGGGTTTGATGCGCCTGGGCGCCGCCCCACGAGATCGCGGCCGGGATTTCCATCCCAGTGAAAACGACGCCGCCGAGGGTGAGCGTTATCGGGCTCATGCCGCGCTTAATCCAATCGGGCTATAGGACATGCTGGAATCAAAGCCGTTCAACGCCCGTTGAGGGCCGCCAATCGAATTGGCCTGATGCTTGGACACGAGCACGCCGACCTTTTGACCGTCCATCATGACGACGTAGGACGCAGGCGTTTTTCCTCGTTCAGCGGGACTGACATAAGGCCCCTGGCCACGAGCGTGTGCGCCCGGCGCCAAATGCGGGCTATAGGGGCTAAGATGAGCTGGCGGTTCTGGCCCCTGGCCACGAGCGTATGCGGCGCCCTTTTCATGGATGCCGAGCGCGTTATTGATCCAATCGCAGATGCTTTTGAGCGTCACAGCTAGAACGGCGCCAGCTGCGGCCGCAAGGGCGAATCCCGCTGCCAACTCACCGACTACAGCTAAAACGCCACCAACAACGCCACCTCCGATCGCCTCACCAACGCCAAGGAGCGCGGCCCGGAGAGCCCCAAACAGCACTGGAAGCCGAATGAATGTAACGACCATCCACAGACTTTTGAGCGCAGCGGCGACGCCGGTGATCAGCGAGCCAAGAAGTAAAAGCGCCGATAGGCCGACCATTCCCTTCATGATCCCTCCTGCGGCGCCTTGGTTGTTGTGAATCCAGTTTGTGAGCGCAGTTAGTTGAGAGTTGAGCGCAACAAGCGCCTTCGTCGCCGCTGGCAAAAGCGTGTAACCGAGTTCGGTCAGCGCATTTTGGAAATTGGTGGATGCGTCCTGCCATTGCTGACTGACCGATTGGCCTGCGAACATAGATTGGATTTGATCAACGCCGCCCGCGCTTTGCATACGGGCGCCAATCATTTTTAATTGTTCAAGCGCGATCGGTGTCGAGAGCAGCGATGCGACCCGCGAGCCCTGAGTGCCGAACGCATGTTGAAAATTGGAAAGAATGGCCTGACGCGCAATGCCCTCGGGGTGAGATGCGAACTCGCGATTGACATACCCCGATAGGCCGCCAATCCAGCCGATCGTGTCGAACTTTCCGCTTTTCAAAAACAGTGATTGTCCTTGAGCATCGACCATGCCCATGGCTTTGAGCGCTTCGCCGCTTTTGCCCGTCAAAAGTCCAGAACCGAAAATGCCGGGAATTGAACGGGTCATCGCTGCGATCAAATTCGTGCCACCGCGCGATCCTGAAAGGCCCATGCGCGACATAAGCGCCGTGAGCAATATCATATTGTCGTCATCAACGCCCAATTCCGCCCGCGCCACGCCCTGACTATATTTCAGTGCATGGCCGAGTTGCGTGACGCTTCCTGGAAGGACCATTGACGCCTT